GGTTTGCCGTCTTCACCTTGCCGCCGTTCGTCAGTTCGTCACGGTTCGCTTCACACCATCCCTGAACGCCTTTTGAAAGGGTTTCGATACTGGTTTTAAGGGGCGCAATCTGTGAGGCGTATTTCTCAGTAATTTCAGCGATAGCGTCATTCATTTCCGTTTCAAGTCGTGCTGCTTCGCGTTGCAGGTCCCCAATCCGGCGGATATCACATACCACGGCATCGCGGGATTGTGGGACATAAGTCGCTGCGGCACTTTTAATACGCTTTGCTGATTTAGCCATAAATAAAGCTCCTGTTAATTAATATTCGCTGTATACAATGCTGGATACAGCACGATTGCTTAATTCCATCTTTTGGGCAATGACATGAATAGCCAGCCCTTCTTTATAAAGTTCACGACACAAATATTTGTCGTGCTCACTTATTCGGTAAACACACAACGATATTCCGTGCCTTCTGGCATGTGCCCGGAGAGCGGTTGTGGCAACTTTCAGTTTTTTCGCCATTTCCTCGACGGTCATTTTCCAGACACTGGCTTCGATAAATTCCCGGTCTTCGCGTGACCAGCGTTTACGCTTACACATCATTCCGGTCACCACTCAGTACAACAGGGGTTCACGCAGTGATGCCGGAATATGCCGCAGCGATAACTGAACCGCTTTCAGGGCAAGGGAAGAATACGTCCCCTGCGTCCAGCCTTTCGCCATTTGCCGGTAATCGCGCCAGATGTTCTGCCACTGCTCCCGTGCGTCCGGGTCTGACGCGCTGATGTATCCGCGGTCCATGACGTATTCCCATAAATCCTCGTTAAACGCACCGCCAAACGTGATGGCATTAGAGATGTTTTCGCCACAATAACGCGCACAAATGCTGTAATGGTCAAATGTAATCAGATAAGTAGTTTCACCATGCTCATAAACTTTGCGGGTGAAAATAAATTCGCGTAATTCTCCTGGATTGTTATTACGCATTTTTATTCGAATTAATGCCTGAATTTCGTTTCTGATTTTGGTGTTCATTGTCAGCGTTCCTTTCAGTGACGTGTTCCTTCAACTGTCGCTTCTGTGACACTGCCACCCGAAATGACGCCATCATTTTTCAGTATTTCAATGGCCTCATGGGCTGACTCGCGAACGATATCCCGGCTTTTTTCCAGAACCAGTAACGCTATCGCACCAGCAAGCGTGTACTCATCACCATCCAGTTCTGCGCTGTGGTCCACGTTAACATTGGTGCGTAAATGCTGCCCTTTAACTTCAGATGTCACATTTTTGATTTCGATAATGACTTTTGCCATTTTGTTTCTCCTTATTGATTCTGAATAATTGCGCTGACCTTTACCTTCGCGCCTTCTACCTGCTTAAAGAAAACCGCGCTGCACCACGGACAACATGTCAGGGAATCCCGAATTTCCTTTTCGGGTGAGCATTGCGTCATAATCTGTTCACCACATCCGGGGCATTTATATGTCGTCAGCGGCACCCCGTGGCACTGACAGTGTTTAACCCATTCAATATATTTTTCAGCTTTAATACACATCGTTATCTCCAGATAATCTGGCAACCATTAAGACGGGCCGTCCATACAGAACGGGCCACCCCGGACTTATGCTCCATAATTCTGACCGCGCTTTTTACCAGTTCCACCGGTGGGTAAGTGATTTCAAGAATCGGACGCGCCACGCCGAGATATGATTCATTTACATGACTCCCGCGCGCCTGTAACCAGTTCTGCGCATCCGTTGCCATTTTTATATTTCGGGCCATCATAATTTCTTCTCCTTCTTAATTACGCAGCAGCGTTGAAATATCAACGTCCAGGTCTAATTCACGGAAAGCCTGACGCAGATAATCTTCATTAACACGTTCACCTTTACCGTGGGCGGTCATGGCCGCAAGGCGCAGCGAGTGGTTCAGGATGCGAAGCGCACCTGGTTTTTGAGCAATCTGCTGTAATAATTCCCGCTCGTTTTCGCCGGTAATTTGCCAGGCATCCGCAATGGCTTTTACATCGTCAATTTTGGTTTTATTAATTGCCGTCCGCTTTGCAATACGGGAAAACAGGCGGGCAAATTCAACCGTTCTGTTACCACCGGTCATGTTTGAATAAACACGGTGATTCCCCATCAGAACAAGACCAATACGGGCGGATTCCTGTAACAGGCGGAGTTCTTCCAGAACCTCAGCGCCAAGATGATCAGCTTCGTCGATAATGACCAGCCCCTGCGTACCTTCAAGGCGGCGTCGCAAAGCGCGGGAGAGTGGCCCCTTACGGCGCGGTGCGTCATTCATTCCCAGTTCATAAGCCAGTTCAGTCAGGCATTCCAGAACACTGGCACAGGATGGGGTAATGGTGATCATCCAGACATTGTTATTGGTGCGACGAAATTCGCGGGCTGCTTCAGTTTTTCCCACACCTGGATTACCGCAGATAACAGAAATACTTTCAGTCAGGCTGGCAAAGCGCATACTCGTCCAGATTTGACGTGCTGTTCTGGTTTCCACAAAACGAGGGGGTTCTGGCAGTTCTGCGGCGCGGTGATAGTTCTCCAGCCAGCGTTCCAGCGTCTGCGCAACACGCTCATTATCGCCGTTGTACTTGTTATTCACGAACGCGCTTAACGTTCCTGCGGCAACTCCAGATTCGCGGGCGATTTGCGCATAAGTTGTTTTTTCGCTTTCTACAAGCGTGCGCAGTCCTGCGCGAATATCAGAAATATTCATCTGAATAACCTCGTAATTAAATTTTGTTTAAACGTTAATTAAATGGCTTTTTTACGTCTGTTCTGTTCCAGAATATCCAGCGAGTGATTCAGATATTCATCACGATCAGTTTCATATTCATCATCGGGTTCCTGGTATTTCACCTGCACCGTGTTACCGGAAGGCCGGAAAATACCAACAACCCTTGATTCTGGCGCTGCTGGTTCGGCTATCTGCGGCAGCAGTTCAGCAACTTCCAGCGCGTCCATTTGCTTCTGCGCCTTAATGGCTGCTTTAGTTGCAGATTTCAGTTGTTTCTGGCGTCGACGATACTCACGGCCTGCCGCAGCATCATTAAATGCAACTGGTGCCAGACATTCCGCTTCACAGATAAACCGACCGTCCAGGGTGTAGCAATAAACCGTGCTGTGTAGCTGCTGTGGATCAAACCTGACCACAACTTTTTTCACTCCGGCATTCATTAACGCCATGTTGTAATAAACGTTTTTCGCGCCTTTAAGGGAGCCGCCAACTTTAAGCGTAAACTCGCCTTTGCGTGAAACGTTCACCGCCTCGGCAGGCAGTAACAGCATCCGTTTTTGTTCTTCGGTTGGCTTACGCACAATCGTTCTGGCGTATTCACGCTCGAAAACATCATCAAACGAGAGTTTGCCCCCGCACATTTCTGTTTCACGGCCTGTTCTGGCATTGAACATCGCCACACCTTCGGCAAGGGTTTTCAGAAACAGCTCTGCATCAACAGCGCGGTCGCCATAGTTATCAGGTTTTGCCTGCGGATTTGGCCCCGTATATGCGCCAGCCAGTGCCGGATGCTTATCAACGTATTCCTCAAGCCCACCAACACCGAAAGCACGTTCAACAGGTTTTGCCTGGCCCCAGCCTTTACCGGCAACAACGCTTGTCCAGTGCATTTTCGCCCCCATCAGTAAAAACAGTCCTTTTGGATCGTCCTCTTTTACCTTAAAGCGGTAGCGATTGGGCGCGCCTCCCGTCAGCCATTTATTCGCAGCACCACGGGTGTTATCAATGGTGATGTGAAAATCCTCCGGGATACCGTAGCGAGTCACAACATCCATGAACGAGAGGCGAATTGAATCAATGTTCTCGCTCACATCGCAGCGCCAGCCCAGAATTTTTCGGGTTTTCACATCCTGCCAGAACCATGTTTTCGGACGGATCACATCACCGTTAAACCAGCGTACAAAGACGTTATGCAGATAACCGTCGCCGTTGATCCACTGCATGGCGTCCAGGTGTTCCACAGTTCGCTGCTGTGCCGGTATCAGATGCATCAGTGCATGTTCACCTTCACGACAGGCAACAACCATTGCCTCGTCCAGTTGCTGAATCCGGCGAAAGGCCGTGGCACGGGAGGGAATACTCCAGCCATGCTCGCGGGCTGCCAGTTCCAGACGCTCATAACATTTGCGGAAGGCGGGCTTTTCCGGTCGCAGATAATCTGCAATCAGAAACTGCCAGGCATCCTCGTCAAATTCACTTTTGTGAACGTTGCGACGGGATGCACCACGTCCATCAACAAGCGCAGCCGCCCAGTCAGGCTTCGCAAACTTCTGTACCTGGTAATACTTGTCACGCAAAGTGGATGCACTGACCTGGTAATGCCCTGCAACGGTCGCAAAAGCCGTTTTTGTTGAAATACCCTGGTTCAGCATTTCGTCTGCGGCCTGAACTGCAGGCAACCATTTTTCAGCAAGTCTGCGCTGGGAATCGCTGGCGTTATCCCATTTGCTCCACAGCACCTCACGATCATAATCGTGGGCTTCCAGCGTGGGGCGGGCGATTTCAAAACGGCCCAGGCTTGTTTCAATCTCTCCTTGCCTAAGCAATAAAGCCGCTTTCGCTTCAACAGGTAAAGAGTTAGCATTGTATTCAATTGCCTTACCTCCTTTGACACCTGCCCTAGTGCGGTTTTGCCATCCTTGCTTCTTAGCGACATAAATCACACCAGCTGATGTTTTCGGCAAGCCTGGAAGATTCGCACACTCTTTCGGTGACACCCAAAGTTCCATATTATTCACCTGCTTGATATCGGCTAGGCCAGATGACTTCTGGTTTAGTTTCAAGGGCGTTAGCAATAATCTGTTCGCCCTTTGGCCAGTGCCGCTCTAGCGCATTAGCTAATGTCGTTGGCGCATAACCAAATTGCCGAGAAAGAGCTGATAAAGAGAGCTTTCTTTTCTTAAGTCCCGCAATCACATCAGCACGATGCCAATCACGGACCTTTTCGCTGGAACACATTTAAAAACCCTCCTAAGTTTTGTAATCTATAAAGTTAGCAATTTAACTAAGTGTAAAAACTTAGTTTACTTGCCAAAAAGATAAATACTGAAAAGCTTTTTGTAAAGCTGCTTTTTGGTATTGTTAGGTGTGTTTTGCATAATTAATTGAAAAATAAGGATTTAAATTTTGAAAAGTGACTTTATAGAAAATGGTGATACTAAAAAGTCGATCTGGTGTACGCCGCAAGAAATTATGGCTGCTGATGGTATGCCAGGATCTGTTGCTGGTGTTCACTATCGGGCAAATGTTCAAGGCTGGATAAAGCGAAAAAAGGAAGGTGTGAAGGGGGGGAAAGCAGTTGAATACGATGTGATGTCTATGCCCACCAAAGAACGAGAGCAAGTTATTGCACACCTAGGTCTGTCTATTCCTGGCACTGCTGCTCAAGCTAATGAGCAGCAGGATTCTTCGGAGCTGATAAACAAATTAACTACAACCTTAATCAATATGATCGAAGAACTGGAACCAGATGAAGCACGTAAGGCACTGAAACTCTTAAGCAAAGGTGGACTATTGGCGTTAATGCCTCTTGTGTTTAATGAACAGAAACTTTACAGCTTTATAGGATTTTCACAGCAAAGTATCCAGACGTTGATGATGCTAGATGCATTACCTGAAGAGAAACGCAAAGAGATTTTGTCAAAGTATGGGATTAATGAACAGGAGAGTCTTGTAGCTCCTTTGCAGGATCCACAAGATGTAAAAAAAGCCGTATAACAACCAGGAACCTAGCTAAAACACACACTTCCCCTCAAGTAACCTAGAGGGTAAGATACTGAAACAACAAAAGCTGTTTTTGATATACGTCATTCGCCAGAAGCCTGGTTGTTATCGGGTTTGAAGCGTTTTTGAAGCTGCAATTGAAATAATGCGTGAAGCAATTGCTTTTCGTATGTTTAATGAAACAAAAGCCATTTCTAACAAATTTTCGCGTTTCAATGCTTAACGGCTAAAATCTGTTCTACAGGCTTGCAAGCCCCACCAAATCTAATCCCGTCAAATCCCGAATAATCCAATATCCTCCCGGTTTTTTTCGTACTTCTCGTGAATCAATACAGTGGCAGGGAATAACGTTCCTCGTTTTGAAAAATATGGTTTGCTGATAGAGAATCAGCGAACAAACATGTTCGTAAATAGTTTTAATCCTGATGCGTGGAATAAAAGCGGTGGTATATCTGTAACATCATCAACAGATGAATTTGAGTTTAAATATGGACGTTTCACGGTAGGAAGCGATATAGCAGGAACGACAACAGGGAGAAATATATGCACAGTTGCTGGTAATAAAGGCATAGATGTGACTGGCGATGATCAGTACAGTAAAGGTCCGTATGTTACCGCGTCGTTCAGGGTAAGAAGTGATCTCAATGTTCGCGCACGTATCCGTTTTGAACGGTATAACTCGGAAGGATACACTTTTCTTTGTGACGCCTATTTGTCATTACAGACTCATGAACTACAAATTACGGGTGGTAATGCCCAGCTATTAACAGCAAACTTTGAAATCGACCCTGGTAGTGGGTGGATATATTTTCAGGCAACACTGAAATGTCTGCCAGAATGGGGAATGGTTGGTACGCAGCTGCAAATTGCAGCCGACAGAGCTGTGGGGTCTTTTGCAACAGGTGACTGGATAGAAGTAACCACCCCGCAATTCGAGTACGGTGCTTGTGCAACTTCCTTCATCATAACGACAACAGAGCCAGCGACTCGTGCATCAGATTTATGTAAATTTCCGCTGATGAAAAATATGTATACCATGCCTTTTACGTTCATGGTGGAAGTCCATAAAAACTGGTTTATTTCTCATAATGCTGCACCGCGTGTCATTGATTCAGAAAATCACCAGTCCGGAGGTCCATTTATTATGGGGTTTGGTTCTTCTGGAACTATCAGTCAGGACGGTTATTCGTATTGCGATATAGGCGGGGCTAACCGACGTGTATATGAGTCATGCGGAGTAAGAGATCTCGTTATGGGATTCAGGGTTAAGGCTGACGGCATGACATGCTCATTTGCAAATAAGCATATAAGCACAGAAACAAAAACAGTATGGAAATATATTCGTGAAGCTGCCGTGATTCGTATCGGGGGGCAAGCGACGACAGGATTACGACACCTTAATGGTCATATAAAAAATCTCCGTTTCTGGAACAGAGCATTGTCAGATACGCAGCTTAAGGAATACGTATAATGCGGGATATAACATTACGGTTCGATAACAGAGAACAGTTTAACGCAATTTTATATGACAGTGGCCTGTTCAGTCTTGAAGAAGAAAACGGGGTTCTTGTTGATGTTATTGGCTGCATTATCGATTACGAGGAGCCAGAAAACGAAAGATGTACAGGCATTGATCGCGGTGGTTTTTTCGTAAACATGAGGATTGTTGATAGCAGTAAAAACATATCTTCTTTAATGCCTTTCATTACGACAGATCAGCATGTAAGGACATGGGCTTAATGGAGTAAGACAATGGTTACAAAAACAGTAATTCCTGATGACATCAAAACGCTAAAATTCGATGTTAGTAAACTAAAAACTGATCAAGGAAGCTACGTAACAAAATCATATGTAGACAGCAAAAATGAAACCGTTAATGACTGGTCTGCTGCATGGTATCAGCAGGTATTGCCAACTAGCGGGGCTATATTTGGGCGAAAACTTCGCTCAACTCACAGGACGGCAGGTGTTGAGGATGCGTATTGCGAACTATACCTTAAAAAATGGATAGACAGCCCAGGGAACGCAATGGCGCGCCTTAACCTGAACGATAACGGGACAAACATTTGCTGGGACTTTACCAACCTTTATGGCGGTACGATGATTTTTCCCGGTGACAGCGGATACCTCAAAATGGGTAACTGCCTTA